CCCGGGAAGATTAGCGGATATTAACGATTGTAAATTTATTTTCAGAAATGTTTTACGACATCCGAATTCTGTTTATGAAATTGCGCCACTATCCGAACATAGAATTATAGAAAATAAAAAATTAGGTATATTCATTGTTTTAGACGATAAGAAAATTACAATAATCAATCACGTTTGCTATTACAGTAATATCCCCCTTACTGATAGAGATTGGAAGAAAATGTCCAATATGTACGATAACAAAGTACAAATCAATAGAATGCAACGTATTGAACAAATGAAATCCCAAGTGGAACATTCATTATCTAAATTAAAAAATAAAATCTTAATTAAATCAAAAACCCCCACTGTTGAGTAGGGGTTTGTTATTTAAAACATATCTTCAAGATTCTGTAAGTGTTTCTTAACGATATCCAAGTCACTAATATCGGTATAATTCATCCCTCGACTTTTTAAGGTTTGTATTTCTCTATGTAAGTGTGATGTCATTTGTCTAACCATATTTGACATTGATGGGTAATTTTTAATCATATTATCCAAGTAATAAACATCCTCAGGTAATTTTAACACATCCCCAATTTTCTTAACCCAATCTTTACCATACTTATCAGCATCCATTTCCATATCCCAATAGATTTTATAAAATTCTTCAAAATCCTCAATATCTCCCATATAGGAATCTTTCAAATCAAACTCACTCATCTGTTGTTCGTGTCTTAATTCGTGGAATAATATATAAACAAACGATGCAAAATTAGGTAACATATCAGGTGAACATAAAATAATTGCCTTATTTGTTCTAACCCCTTTAAATCCGGTGTTACAAGAGTTTAATATTTTAATTGTATACCCCCTATCTTGAACGAAGTCTTTTATCTTTTCAGAAATTAAATCATATTCCTTCATTTTATCTTCAGGAATCTCTTTTTTAAACTTATCAATAATCCTATCGTAATTAGAGGACATTTTAAGACCTTTTGGGATAACATCTCCCAATAAGGTACCTTCAGTTATCTCAACCCATTCTTTGACCGTATGAACGTCGTGTGTGTCTATATCATAACTTCGGTCAACACCTTTCTCCCACATACCAATAATACGTTTAACATTATTTTTTATATGTTTACCTTTAGCTTTTTTATTAGTTTTATGTGATGATTGATTTATAAAAGGAAATAACTCTGACTTTTTCCATTTTTTTAACCCTAACTCAATAGGTCCATTATATTCCCCACTACTAGATGTTGTGTTTTCCTTAATCTGTATTTTGGTATTTTTGTTCATATACTTATAAATATCAAACAAATTAAAAAAATGGAAGAACCTCAATTATTTGGAAAGCTATTTGAATCAATACCAATCCAATCTGAAGAACACTTAGATGCCATACTCGAAACTATGGATAAAGAACACGGAATATACTATCTAACTCAAGCCGTTAAATACGCATATCAGTCCGGGATATTCTCATTAGGAGAATGTGAAGTATTATCAAAAGCAATTAGAGTAACCGCCAAAAAAGAAAAAGACGTAGAATAACGTCTTTTTTTTATATAAAAATTTTGGCAGTTAAAATATTATATTTATATTTGTCAAACAAAACACAAACACTATGAAAAAGTTATTCTTATTATCGTTATTACTTATCGGAACATTAACCTCTGTGGCTCAAGTTAAACCAAAAACAAAAGACATTGACAAAGATGCCAACGTCTTGATGGATTCGTTATCTAAAGTTTATAACAAAAAAGTTTTTTCTATAATGAAAATTACTAAAAACGATACTATCAAAACCTATATTGCCTACGCAAAAGATAATAAATTAACTTATGAGTTAATTAGTTCAAAACGAATTAATTAATACAACGACCTACTAACCCGTAACCTGTTTTAATTGTTCCGGTTCCAATAGGTGAATATACTTTGATTTTTTTATCATTATTTGGTGAATCAAATTGAACTGTGGTTCCCGCATTCGATAATTTATAAATAACAAACTCTGTTCGCCCTTTTTTAATCATACCCGCCATAGCTTTTAACCCCGGTTCTATCTCACTACCCATTTTTTGATAACTACGTGAATTGGGGTCATTCAATAATTGTTTAACCAAATCAGCATAATCTGTAACTGTTATCGTTAATATTTCACTACCTGAAACCGCAACCGGGTTAGTTTGACTTACCAAAGTTAAAAGATAAACATATAGTGGAGTATATTTCCAATCCGGGTATTTACTAACGTCACCCGTAATATACCCTGTGTCCGTTTCTATTTTACCCTGACTATCCATAATAACCAATCTATCCGGAATCTGTCCCGGAGTAAATGTAACTTCCCCTTTACCTTCTAAAATCTCATCAGTTGTTACATAATCTAAATTAGGGTCCCCTTGACCAGCTTCAACATCTAAAACAAAATTACACTTTGAACCACTACCTGTGATAGTAAAGTTTACAAATTGCTCACCACTATATAATTTAATCTTATCAGGATTTTTATTATCACCTTTAGTCTTATCATATGGTGTTTTACCTAAAGATACTTGACTAACATCTGTAGGAACTTTAATAGTTAAAACACCATTTTTAATTAAATCTTGAAATACTTCTTCAAAATACCCTTTCACAGAATTAGCTCTCGCCAATGCTAAACTACCCTTTTCTTCAAATCCTTTTGGATTCGTAACATTAGATTCCCCTGCAGTAATAGTTATAACAAAATTTTTACCACCATCATCCTTGATAAATTTATCAATTTGAGGTTTTAATGAAATTATTTTTGACTTAACATTTGGAGAATCAACCTGACCATAAGCAAATTTATCACCAACATTTTGAACCGGAAAAGTAGTGTTAGTCGATTTTGATGTAGTTGTCGAATGATATTGGGGTTGAACAACCTGTTCTAACGTTAAATATTGTCGTTTTGTTGCACTCTCGTGAAGATTTAATATTCTACTTCTTTCCTCACTCGATATCTCAAATAAATTGTTCATATTTTTCTTTTTATATAAATACCTCAGTATTTAAAAAACTTTATTTGATTTACGAATATTCTCCTCACCCCACATTGGTTGAAGGTTATCCAAACACCAACATCTCATAAATTCCTCGTCACCCATCTCTTGTATATCAAAAGATGTAATTGGTAGTTTATGGTCCACGTGCCAAATTCCATAGTTATCCCACGTCATATCATCCTTAAATTGTTTTTCTAAATGATTAATCAATTCCTCCGGACTATATTGTAGAACATCAAAGTAATGTCCATATTTGTCTACATTACTTTCTTTTAATACTGTCCATATTGCAGTTCTGAAATTGGTGATTAGTTTATAGAGGGGGTCAGTATCTTTACGATGTTTTTCATACTTACGTTTATATTCTCTATGTTTATCAATATTTTTTTCTCTCCATTTTTGATGGTAATCATTTAGACGGTCTCTATTATCTTTTTGCCAATCAGAAAAATATTGTAATCGTTTTTCTCTATTTTTAAGATAATGTCGTTTATCTGATTCAGATTTCCCACCCTTATATTTTCTACCGGAGATACCGACAATAGCACCATTTTCTTTTAATGTTCGTAACACAACTTGTTTGTTAATATTTAATTTTTCAGATATAGATGGAGAGCCTAACATCTCATCATTATATAATCTCAAAATTTCATCAACAACTGATTTTTCTAATAGTATTTTCTTCATATATTATAAATACAACCATAAACTTGATTGTTTACAAATATACATAAAAAAAAGGGACATATAGTCCCTTTTTGTTAAATATTTTAAGATTTTGATTATCTCAATTCTCTTAAATCGAATGTTCTAACACCATCTACAGTAATTCTGCCGTAAAATCTATTATTCACCATCTTTTTCGCGTAACGAGTCATTATACCTTTAATCGGTGTAAAGTTGAATGGGTTGTACATTGTAGGTGTTAATTGTAATGGTACATACGGAGCGTAGATGTATCCTGTATCAAGTAACGATGTTCCTTTGTGTCCAATTAACACTTGGTTAGCTGGGAAGTAAGGGTCACGATATACTTGGTAACGTCCTGCTAATGTTCCAACTCTTTCAATACCCATATTATATTGGTCTTGTTCAGGTGAAGCATTAGATACGTGGAAGTATTCTAAGTCATCCATAATCGCTGAAACCTCAGAAGATACTACAATCCAGTTAGCTCCACCTCTTAAAGTAGATTTGTGGATTTGTGCTGACAATTGGTTAATTGCAGTAATCAAAGTTTGGTTCCAATCTTTTTGTGTATAGTTTGTTGTTGAAGAGATTCTTCTCCAACCATTGTAATCCCAACGTAAGTTCCATGCCGCACCTTTACGTAAATCTCTTAAGATTTCACGGTCGATTTCAGCCGCAACTTGTTCAGATAATAAAGCTGTTAATTCAGCCTCAGCATCGATGTTGTGGAAAGCTGCAACGTCTTGAGCTAACTCAGGAGACCATTGTGCTCTTAATTTTCTTTCTGTAACAGATACAGTAACTGAATCTAATTCGAAAGAAACCTCACCGATTTTATCTTCAAATTCCATATCAGCGTAACGTCTGTAAACAGCAGTAAACCCAGTTGATGGTAATACTCCGATAGTTGTTCCTGTATAACCGTCTAATGTGTCACCACAAGAAGGACAAGTTGGACAAGATAAATCAACTTCTAAGTAGATGATTCCTGCAGGAGAACAAGTATCATTGTAAGTACCGTTATTACCTGTAGTTGCAAATGATGTAGTTCCTCTTCCGTTTAATCCTGAAACGATACCTTCACCATATTGTTGAGTAACAACTCTAAACAATAATGAGTTTATTCCGGTAGACCCACTTACAACACTACAAGGTGATGTTGTTGAAGTCCATGCAGTTGTAGAATCACTGTAGATTCTTAAATCAGATAAGAAAGTTTCAGTATCAACTTCATTACCGTCTGGTCCGATTAATTTACCTGTACCAGCAGTTGTGAATCCTGATAATGCTACGATTACTTTTCTAATGTTTTTTCCATTGAATTGGTTAGCTAATGCAGTTGCGTCAGCAACAACTAAACTACCATTTGACCAAACCATAACTGTTGTTGGTTTAGTAACTGCCGACCATTGTCCTTTAGAGTAGTCAAACAATCCTGGAGGGTCTAATTGACCTTCGTTTCCTTCATAGAATAAATCATAAAGATTTTTCTTGAATGCGTTTGCTCCTGTGTAACCAGCTCCTGATTGACCATCAGCCGCAGTTTGTCCATCAGCCGCACCAATTGGTCCGTAGTGAGTACCACCACCTAATTGAGTTCCTAAGATAGTTTCTTGACCTGATTGGTAACCTTGAATTTTAGGTACGAAGAAGAACAATTTACCGATTGGTAAGTTCATAGCTTGTACTGATACGATTTCATTCGCAAGTAATTTAGAGAATACTCTTCTTACGATAGGGAATACAACCGTTTCGAATGAACCGTTTGAACCTTCACCTGTAGCTTCGTTTATTAAGAAAGACGCTTGGTTCTCATATAACTGAGCTACGTTTTCTCTCATGTGTCCTTTAAGACCTTCTAGGAATCCTAATTTATCCCATTTGTTGATTGTGTCTTCTTTGATAACTTTAAGGTGTTTTAACCCGATGTTACCAACTAATCCTGATTCTAATAATGCTCCCATTTTTTTTGGTTTTTATTAATTTTAATTTATTTTTATTTTATTTTTGCCATTAAATCTTTCATTCTTAAGAACTGTGGATTCTCATATGTTTTTGATTCAAGTAAGTTAACCGCTCCTGTAGAAGGTGATTTTGCGATTGTTCTTTCAATTGACTCGTTCATAGTTTGAGTTTTAGTTCCTGAGGATAATTCATTTTTAACGACCTGATATAGATTTTTAGATTCTTTGATAGTTTCAACACCATCAAATCTTCTTAAAATGTTAATTTTTTCTTGTTTTGATGTTGAATGTTCAGTGAACAAACGTGTAGCGTAAGCCAAGTTTGAATTGAAGATTGCAACCTCGTTTAATTTACTTCTGAAAACATTAAGTGCTTTTCTGTATTCTTCGTTTTTTTCTCTAAGAACTTGTAACTCTGAATTAGTGTTACTTTCTTTGATAGCAGTATTAAAACTTGAATGAGCTCTTGGTTTTGGTAAACCACCTTTTCTAAAGTTAGACCCTGAACCTAAAGTTCTTACAGCCTCTTTTGTCTCTTCTTTTTTACCTTCAACTTTTTTAACCATTGGTTTTCTAGTTGAACCTTCTTTTGTTTCAGTTTTCTTAACAACTTTGTTTGTTCCTAATTTAGTTCCTGAATTTTCACCTTCTTTATACTCGAATTTCGCTTTACCTGTTCCTACAGATTTTGGAGCCTCTTTCATTTTAGTTTTAAATCCTGTTCCTTGATTAGGTGATTTGTTAAATTTAAATTTTGATTGATTACCCATCCCAACACCTTTTGGTTTGATAGACATTTTAGCTTCAGTAATAGATTCATCATCCATTTCTTCTTCACCTAATTCTTCTTCGTCTTCTTCATCCATTTCGATTTCATAAACGATTTCTTCATCGTCCATATCATCAGATTCGTCAAACTCTTCAAAATCAAATTCCACTTCGTCTTCGTCTTCATCATCAGAACCGAACATTCTCTCAACGATTGATTCAATAGATTCGTCACCCATCTCATCTTCTTCAAGTTCTTCGTCCCATTCTTCAGACATTTCAAATTCTTCTTCTTCACTTTCACCAACAATCATATACTCTTTACCGGTTTCCTCATCTTTAAGGTGAGTGTTTCCTTTGTCGTCTTTTGTTACGACAATGTTGTCATCCGGACCCATAAGTTGAAATACTCTAAGTACTTCTTCATCGTCTGCGTCAGTTAAGTCAATAGTGTCTTCCTCGTCGTCCATATCTTCTTCGTCACCAAAGTCCATATCTTCTTCGTCATCAGTATCATCAGTATCCATTTCATCACCTTCTTCATCTGAATCATCACCCATATCAATATCGGCAATATCATCAGAACCCATAGGTTCATCCACTTCAACGTCATCAGGGTTAATCTCGTCTTGTTCAGTTAGAGATTCTTTTACTAGGTCTTTGATTTCTTGTTTCATTGTAGAAGCAAGTATTCCTTTTGCATTTTCAGCTACCGCTTCTTCCAAGTTTTTCATTTGGATGATAGCCTCTTCAACTAAAGATTTTTCTTTTGCCATTTCGTTTTGTTGTTATTTTAATATATAAATATCTCCTAATTCAAAAAAAGTTTAAAATTTACTTAAATTGAGTTAGGTTTTTATACATTGATAAATATCTCCAAAAAATAAAAAGCATAAAAAAAGAGGACTATATGTCCTCTTTTACTTAATAATTAAAAATTTAACTACTCAATTACTTCATCAATTTTACTTTCTACAATAGCGGTAATTCTCCACTCCATTGTATAATGTTCAAAAACTTTGGTAACTTTCGCCTCAACATCAGTAGGGTTGTAACCACTTACTAATTTTTCTTCTCTTAATTTTTTAATCTTACCTGATGCCTCATCAACTGAGTCCAAGGTAACTTTTGCGATAAAATACTTTTCTTCCATTTTGTTTTTTTTTATTAGTAACCCAAATAATCGTTTAATTTTTTCATTAAGTCAAGCGATTTATTTCCGGAATCACCAACGTGTCTCTCAACACTCATTTTTTTCTCTTCTTCTAAGTTCTCATCGTATAGTTGTTTATCCTCTTTATTTAAGAATAGATACGCTCCCGGGGTTGATGGTGATGATACTAAATCAAAACAGATTAATTCAAAATCGTCTTGAACTTCATTTTGTTCACCAATCTTTTTAAGGGAACCTACACCTCTTGATGAGATACCTAATGTAACTCCTTGTCTTAGGTAGTTAGCTGCTAAGTCACCTTTGGTTGAACAAATACCACTTTCGTGATATCCCGGTGATGTAAGTAGTTTTATTTTACCCATTAGGACATTACCTTCCCACCATACTTCGGTGATTGCGTGAGAAACTCTATCTAAATCGATTAAAGATGATTCCGGGTGATTTAACTCGGATAGGGCTGTTCCCTTTTTAATCATTTTTTTATAATTCTCCGCCTCTCTTTTTAATATACGTTCAGGATATAATCTACCATTTCTATTAGGGGTATCATATTTTTGTAATACGGCATAAAACTCAATTGGTTTAGTGTGGTCAAGAGTTTCGCTAGATTCTCTAATTAATGTTTCGTTACGATTATCATTTGGGTTAATATACCCAGCATCGTATTCAACTAATATACCTTTCCCTGATTCACTTGGTTGTAATATTCTTAAATTCATTTTGAATGTTTTATTTATAAATATTAAACATTCTCGGTTTGTAACAATTCTTCTGTGATTTTACTGTTTTTGGTTAGATAAAAGTTAAAATTTTCATTATCTAAAAAATTATCTTTAAAAATTTGTTTTGTTATTTGTTGTAATGATTCTTTTATTTCGTTACATTTGAAATCCAAATCTTCTTGTATTAAATAAAAATTTATTTCAAGGTTCATAAACGATTTTTTGTTTAGATTGAGTCCGCTGGACCTTAAATCTAAGTCTACAATAAATTTGTCGTTGAATATATCTTTGTTTATTGACTCGTAGATTGAGTGTTTAATACTCCTACTTAGGTTAAGAACTGTTCTTGTCCAATTATCACATTCGTATATTGGTTCAACCCAAGTTTGGATGTTTAAGTAAAGTGATTTAAGTTTGATTGAGTCTACCGTTCCATAAACAATCTTCGCTGTTTTGAACCCGTGTAGTAGAGAAGTTTTTCCCTTTTTCATTAATTTTCATATTTTCCTGTTTATTTTTAAAAATAATAGGTGTTTTTATGGGTAATGTCAAAACTTTTTTGTAGGAGGGAGATATATGTAGTATATGCTAATAGTAAAATTAAATAATCACATTACGATTGAGAAAGCTCTAAAACTCTATAAAAGTAAAGTAATTAAAACCCGTCAAAGCTCTGAATTATCAAAACGAAAAGAATTTAAAAAACCATCAGTAATTAAACGTGATGGTCTTTCAAAAGCTAAGTATGTTCAGAAAAAATTTAAATCAGACGATAATTAAAGATTTTCTTTAAGGTTTTTAAGTTTGAAGTACGTAAGTTTGTCGTATTTTTCAGAAATTACTTTTGAGATAGTATCCTCAATTCTTATTTGCATTGTTGAATCAGTGCTAGCATTCTTCATTTCCGTTAGTTTCGTAACTACACCTTCTTTAAGTGTAACGTATTTTTCATTCAATGTTGAATCATCTTCAGACAATAAAGACATTAATTCTTTTTTGTCAGATTCAGTTAAACCATCAATATAACTTTTAATAGTTTTGTTTGCAACACTTACCATTGTTGTTAACGGTAAATCAATCCCTTCTGTTTTCACCACCGGTAATTTTCTAAGAGATTCTGACAGAATGTTTCTACATTTAATTTTAGATTCAATCGTTAATATATCTGAAGAAAACAACGTATCGATAGTCTCATATTGATTCTCTATCTGTTTATTACCAACCCAAGATTTTATTTTATTTAAATCAGATTGCTTGATTTTATTGATTGTGTTCTCATACATTTTAATACTTTCGTTAATAAACTCTCTGGCGTAAGATTCACTTAATGCTTTTGGAGAATTTAATTCATCGTATAAATAAAATAATTTACTTATGTTTTTGTTTTCTAAAACATATTTTTTGAAATTTTTTATTTCGTCTTTAAATGTGTCGTTAGCGTATGATTCTAACAACACTCTTTCTATTTTTGTTTTTAATATACCGAAGTTCATAAGTTTTTTTATTTATAAATATCTAATCTTTTAGAAGTTTACCTAATTGAGCTTCAATTTCTCCTAAAGAGTTTCCACCTTTGGATAAATCAATGTATGAATCATCTTCTGTCATATTACTTCTTTCTACCAATATTTTTAAATTATCTCTATTAAATGATTCAGGAGTTACTTCTGCTTCGGGAGCTGCCGCCTCAGGGGCTCCACCCGGTTCAGGTCCACCCGGTTCAGGTCCTGGTTCAGGTCCACCTAAATCTTCCATTCCTCCACCTAAGTCTCCACCTCCGCCGAAACCTCCTCCACCTCCCGGTGGTGGTGGGGATGATGGTGCCGCACCACCGGCAGTTGCTCCGGATGCAGGGTTACCATATAATTTATCGATATTATCGAAGATACCTGTATGTGTTATGATAGTTGCCGTATTTGTTAATTCAGCTCCGACAGCCATCTCAATTCTTTGTTGTTGTAAATCAAGTTTGATTTCCTCATCAGAGAATCCTAAAATATGTTTCTTAGCCCACGATACAGATACCGGAGCAATACCCGCAATTGCCGCAACGGCTTGTTGGTATAATGCAATTTTTTCTTTCCAAAGGTCATTCTTTAATAAATCTGCTTGGGATGATGGATTGGTTAGTCCTAACGTAAAGTTAGATAACTCATCTTCAAACCCTAATAAGAATAAATGAATGATTGCAATTTTATTTAATTCGGCAATCATTGATTTTTGAATCTTATTGATTGTTCTTGCAAAACGAATATCCTGTAATGATAAATTCTTACCATCACCGGCAGTTTCTTCAAATCCTAAAAATGCTTTAGGAACACGAAGAGCGGTTAATAATTTCTTTTGGATATATTCTATATCGGCAATTTCAGATAAGTTTGTTGCTCCCGGTAACGTATCAATTGGTGATGCCGCCGCTGGGTCTCTAACAGGAATAAAGTAATCTTGGTCAACAGCCATTTGGTTGAATCTCATATCGACATTACCTGTTTTAGCATCAACAACTTGGTCACGTTTAAATTTGTTTGCAACACGTTGTACGTAAGCCTCAACATCTTTATCATCCATATTACCAACGAATACTTTGAACACACGTCTTTCCGGTGCTCTTGAAGTTCTATAAATTAACATCGCATCTTCCGATAATAATAATTGTTTCCAAATACGTCTTGCTTTTTCTAACATTGACGTTCCGTATGGAAGTTTTCTATCGTCACCTAATAAACGGAAGTGGGCAACTTCCCAAGAGTTAAACTCCATATCTTTTGCCTTCCACTTAAATCTTAATCCTTTGTGTTCTGCAGGTTCATCTATAGTTGCAGATTTTGCTGCCATACCTCTTTCCAAACGTTCTATTTCAATGTTTGGTAATTGCATACAACCAACAATACCTTTATCTGAATCTAATTTTAAATAAACAAAGTTATCACCATACTTACAAGTATTTCTTGTCCACATAGTTAAATTCGTATTAACGTCTAATACGTTATTGAATAAATCGGCTAGTATAGATTTTATTCTTTTTGATTCAGAATAAATTTGTAACATATATCCATTCTCATCAACAGTTGTTGATTCTTCACCATAGATGTCTAATGCCGCTGATATCTCAGGGGTGTATTCCATAGATTCATAATCGTAAAATGAAGCCAAACGAGTTGGTTCATAATAAACTGCTTGAGTGTATAGATTACTTTCAATCTTAGTCCATTGGTTAGATAGGTAATATGTTTGTTGAGCTTGTAATTTTTCTCTTTCATATTCCGCTTGTGATGTTGTCTTTAACAACTCTTTCTTATCTAACTTATATGTTGGGTAGTCTTGATTTAATAACGCGTTTGGTCCAAAGGCTCTTGATAACCTTTGCCAAACCGTTAAATCATTATTTTCATTATTTTCCATATTCTAAATTTAAATATAATTTTCCTTATATAAATAGTTTACTTTGTTCTAATAAGTATCTGTTTTACTTATTGTGAGTTAAGACATTATTCGCAAAATATAAATTACTATTATTCACATCAACGTTATAAACTGTTGTTGATTCTGTAATTGTCACTAATGATGTGATTTCAAATTCAGTATTGTCAATATCTAATAATACATCACCAACATTTAAATCAGATGTTGTTCTGATATACCAAACACCATTTTGTTTAACAACGTGGTTATGAGAATCAGTCGCAATTAATTTATCGTTATTAATATTAATAACCGAATCAAATTCATATATTGTAAAATTAATTACTGTAGAGGTTGATTCTACATAATTTAAAGTGTCACTACTCCAAGAGTACCATTCGTTTGATGGTTGTGGCATTCCTGAAACATCAATAGATTTAAGTATGTCGTTAACTTGAACATCTTGTATTAATTTAGTTGAACCATCAGATAATGTTATTACTGTATTAACAACTAAACAACCACACGAAAAACAAGCACCCGTAAATGCGGTTCCATCCCAATATCTTCTACTAAAGTTATCAGTGGTTTTATAATAACCCGCAGCTGCAAATGCGAAGGTACAATTACCGGATATATCATCATCATATAATTCGGTTGCGTCACATAAACCTAAAATTGCGGAACGATTTATACATTGATTAACTAACGCCCAACCAGGTAACGAACATACAGCATTTGACACTCTATATCCTAATGTAATATTTGTTGCGCAACAATTATATATTGATGGAAGCCAACCACCTGAATTGTCACCACCGCCAAATGAAATAGTGTTTTCTTGAGCACAAATATTCGGTGAATCACCCATATTGTTAGCAAAGGAACTTGCAGGGAACCCTTCACAATCAATATAATCAAAAGTTGTTGAACCAAAGAAAGGACCACCTGGTGGAGACCAATATAATTCATAACATACACAAGTTACTCCAGGTGGTGTTTCAGTCGGTGTAGGTGTAGGTGTTTTTGTTGGTGTTGGTGTTTGAGTTCTTGTAGGTGTAGGTGTTGGTGATGGGAACACATAAGTAATAACATTTGAAACTCCCGTAAGAGACGAACAAAATAATGTCATTCTAAAGTATATTGTTCCACTATTAATACCGGTTATTGCCGACCTAGGTGAAGTACAACCACCTGCACCACCCAAAGTCCAAGTTATATTATCAGACGAATATTCCGGTAAAAGTGTTCCACAAGAACCTGCTGTTGTGAAATTATAATTCCAAGTGGTTCCTGAAACATATGTGGTAGAAATTAATGTAACACCACACGATGTTGTTGGCGTTGGAGTGTTTGTTCGAGTAGGTGTTTGTGTAGGAGTTTTAGTAGGCGTTTGTGTTTGCGTCGGAGTTGCAGTTAATGTTGTTGTTGTTGTTGGAGTTTGAGTTTTAGTTGGAGTTTGTGTTTGTGTTTTGGTTGGAGTGTTAGTAGGAGTTTTAGTTGGCGTCTGAGTCTGAGTCGGAGTTGCAGTTAATGTTGTTGTTGTTGTTGGGGTTTGAGTTTTAGTTGGAGTGTTGGTTGGAGTTTTAGTAGGCGTTTGTGTATTTGTTGGTGTTGGTGTCGGAGTTGGGGTTGGGAAGAAATATGGGAAAACTTCAGAATATGCGCTAATACCACCTGATGTACATAATTGACCCACTTTTACATAAACATTTCCTGTTGTAGTAAGAGAGTCAAAAGTAAACGGTGATGTACAGTTACTTGGAGTTGCCACAGCAGAATTAAAGTTTATATTATCATAAGAATATATCATAAAAATACCACTACAATTTGGTCCCGGAATAATCGAAACAGATAAAATTGAACCTGATGACAATGTAACACCTAACATTTGAGGTGCTGAACAAACTGGTGTGTTTGTAGGCGTCTGTGTTTGAGTTTTGGTTGGTGTTTGTGTTTGAGTATTAGTAGGTGTTTGAGTCATTGTTTTTGTTGGTGTTGGTGTTTGAGTTTTTGTTGGTGTTTGAGTGTTTGTTGGAGTTTGAGTCTGAGTTGGTGTTGCGGTTAATGTCGTTGTTGTTGTTGGAGTTTGAGTTTTGGTTGGAGTGTTAGTCGGAGTTTGAGTAGGTGTTTGTGTCGGTGTTGAAGTTTGAGTTTGTGTTTGTGTTTGAGTTTGTGTTTGAGTGTTTGTTGGTGTATTGGTAGGTGTTTGTGTTGGTGTTGAAGTTTGTGTTTGTGTTTGTGTAGGAGTATTTGTTGGTGTTGTTGAAATTGTTGGAGTTACTGTTGGCGTTACCGTTGGAGTCACAGTTTGAGTTGGAGTTGGTGTAGGTGTAGGTAAAATACATTCGTGGTCTAATTGACAAATAAGGCAACTCACATATGAAGTTAAACTAATAATTTCATATTGACTGTTAAATGACGTAGGATTTATTGCTTTAACACAACCACTATATCCGGTAGTCTCTATATAATAGAAGTTATCAATAAAAACAGGATATATTATTCCACCCACTTTATATATTATAGATGGGTAACAACAATCTTCAAAATACCCAATTGTTGGAGGTAATGGTGACGGTGTTTGTGTTTGAGTTTGTGTTTGTGTTGGAGTGTTAGTCGGAGTTTGTGTAGTGGTTTGAGTTTGCGTTTGTGTTTGCGTTTGCGTATTTGTTGGCGTATTTGTTTGAGTATTTGTTTGTGTAGGAGTATTTGTTGGTGTCATTGTTGGTGTTGTTGTAGGGCGATTTGTTGGTGTGGGAGTATGAGTCTTAGTTGGAGTTTGAGTTGGAGTGATAGTGTTAGTAGGTGTAGCTGTATTGGAAGGTGTTTGTGTTTGTGTCTGCGTTGTCGTTTGTGTTGGGGTTTGTGCTGGTGTTCCAGTATTAGTTGGTGTAACAGTATTAGTTTGAGTTGGTGTTTGAGTTGGAGTATCTGTAATAGTAGGTGTCGGTGTATTTGTCGGTGTATTTGTCGGTGTTAATGATATACAAGGAATATCCAACGAGCAAGTTTCATCGTAATACATTACGTAAATAATGTAAGTTCCATAATAATTTTCGGATTCGTAATTATACGGTAATGTAACTTCACCAATATTTATAACCCCCCCCGAACAAGGGAAAAAGGTTATATCGGCTAATTGTCCGTTATAATTCGCAGTTAATATTTCTAAAGTTGTACTCATATATTGTTAGTTCGTATAAATTAAGGTGTTGGTGGGGGATTATTCAAAGACCCCGATACACCTGTTGCCGGTATGTATATATAATAATCACCATACGGATAATCTGTAGGGTAATCATACGGTAATGTAACCGTACCAATATTAATTGTTCCACCTGTTGATGGATTAAAAGTTATATCGGCGGTATATCCGGTATAATTATTTGTCGATATTCTATATATATATTCCATAAATTAAGTTAACATTCCTCCGTCGCTAATTGACCAAAAATAAGTTGTTACAAGGGTTGTCCTTGCCGCCAAACCAGCTGATGTGTATTTTGCACTACCAAAATTAATCTGTATCCCTATTTGTGGGTTTTTTGTTACCCACCCATTATAAATACTATCTAAATTGTATGTGAAAAAAGTAATAGGGTTTTTAGTTCCCATAAAATAATAAAAATTTGTAACACCTGATATGTTCCAATTCCCTAAATTTTGTTTAAAATATTGGTTTTCATAAAACATATACACAACATTAGATACTTTAGAAATATCCCAATTTCCAATAGGTTGATTAAATTTTGAACCCCTAAACATATTAAACAAACTAATAACATTTGAAACATTCCACCCGGATAATGGTTGATTAAATTGAGATTGATAGAACATCGCACCCATATCTGTGACACCCGACACATTCCAATTATTAATTGGTTGATTGAATGATGAAGTGGCAAACATATTACTCATACTTGTAACCTTTGAAACATTCCACCCGGATAATGGTTGATTAAATATTTGATTATTAGAGAACATATCACTCATATTTGTAACTCCAGAAACATTCCAATTATTTATATTTTGATTAAATTGAGAATTATTAAACATGGAAAACATAAGAGTAACTTTAGAAACATTCCATCCGGATAATGGTTGGTCAAATAAACTGTTAAAAAACATATAACTCATATTTGTAACTTTAGATACATCCCAATTATCAATTTGTTGGTTAAATATTCTATTATTATAAAACATACCTGACATATTTGTTACATTACTAACAGTCCAACTTGATAATGGTTGATTAAATGTTGAGTTGGAATAGAACATATTCGACATATTGGTAACATTTGAGACGTTCCACCCGGATAATGGTTGATTAAATATTTGATTATTAGAGAACATACCCGACATATTGGTAACACCCGAAACATTCCAATCCCCAATTGGATGGTTAAATGTTGAGTTGTAATAGAACATATAACTCATATTGGTAACACCCGAAACATTCCAATTCCCAATTGGATGGTTAAATGCTGAGTTGTAATAGAACATACCACTCATATTTGTAACATTTGAAACATTCCAATTTTCAATAGGTTGATTAAATATTGAGTTGTTATAGAACATATAACTCATATCTGTAACATTTGAAACATCCCATCCGGATAATGGTTGATTAAATGATGACCCATTAAACATATAACCCATATTTGTAACACCTGAAACATTCCAATTATTGATTGGTTGGTTAAATGGACAAGACTCAAACATATTACTCATATCAACAACATTTGAAACATCCCATCCGGATAATGGTTGATTAAATTGAGAATTACTAAACATATAATTTGTGTATTGAACATTTGAAACATTCCACCCGGATAATGGTTGATTATAACTTGTCAAATAAAACATTCCACTTATATTTGTAATTCCCGAAATATCCCAATTATTTAAGTTTTGATTAAATAATATACATCCGGAGAATAAATAAGATAAACTTGTTATATTAGAAATGTCCCACGATTGTATATTATTTACAGATGTTAAACTATAACATTCTGCAAACATAGCGTCGATATTAGTCAGATTTGAAGTGTCTAAAGTATCGATTACGGTAGATAAATCTAAATTAAAACAATAATAAAATTGATATCCACCATCAATTAATTTTACATCACCCCACTGTTGAACACTTAAAATTTTACCATAATCACCAGCATAATTTCCTATATTAAACCCGTCAATTACTCCAAACATACGTATAGTATATGTTCCTATAACATTGTAAGTATGTATAAGCTCAGGTTGACTATATGATGTTATTGTGTCTGTATTTCCATCACCCCAATCAATTACAAAATTAAAAGTTCCTGATGGGTCTAACACAATACCAATTTGATTAGTGTTAGTAAAACCTTCATTGTCGGTTTTCCAACTTGAAATGAACAATATTAACGTATCACCGATTAAATCCCAAGAAGGTGGCGGATAATCTAAAATACAGGTTTTATTATAAAAAGGTATGTATACGGTATATGTTCCATAATAATAATCTGTATTATAATCGTATGGTAATAACTGTGAACCTAAACTAATAGTTCCTCCGGTATATGCGGAATAACTTATATCTCCGATATACCCGTCGTAATTTGTTGTAAATATTTCAAAAGTTTTCATAATATTAAATTCCTCCTCCATCAGTTATTGTCCAACCATATCCTCCACTCATAGTTGAACCCGTTAATGTATTTTTACCTGGTTGTCCTCCGGATATTGTGTAGTTAGCACTTCCAAAATTTATTGTTCTTCCTGTATACGGATTTTTAGTTGACCATCCACTATAGATTGAATCTAAATTTGTTGTTGAGAATGTTAATGGTGTTTTACCTAACATAAAGTCAGTAAAATTAGTTACATTTGATATACTCCAATTTCCAATATCTTGGTTAAAATATGTATTAATATTAAACATATTGTTCATATTAACAACATTAGATACATCCCAATTTCCAATAGGGTAATTGAACTCCGAATTATAAAACATATTGTTCATATCACCAACATTTGAAACATTCCATCCGGATAATGGTTGATTAAATAGGGAAGATGCGAACATATAATTCATATAAATAACACTTGAAACATCCCAATTATTAATATCTTGATTAAATTGTGAATTTCGGAACATAGATGTCATATCAACAACATTTGAGACGTTCCATCCAGATAATGGTTGATTAAAATATTGGTCGTTTTGAAACATATTACTCATATTTGTTACCCCTGAAACAGTCCAATTCCCAATCGGATAATCAAATGATGTATTGACAAACATACCTGACATATTTTTAACTTTTGAGACATCCCAATTTCCGATTGGTTGATTGAATGGGGAATTGGCAAACATATAAGTCATATCTGTAACTTTTGAAACATTCCACCCAGATAATGGATAGTCAAATGATGACGCATAAAACATATAACCCAAATCTGTAACCCCCGAAACATTCCAAGACCCAATAGGTTGGTTAAAGTCGGTAGCAGTATTAAACATTTGCCTCATACTATTAACGTTACTTACATTCCATCCGGATAATGGTTGATTGAACGATGTTGCTCCTTGGAACATACCTACCATATTTGTAACACCCGAAACATTCCAATTCCCAATTGGTTGATTGAATGGTGAATTGGCAAACATAAAAGTCATATTATAGACATTTGAAACATTCCATCCGGATAATGGTAGGTTGAAATCAGTGCTTTGGAGTATTGATGTCATATTGGTAACTCCTGAAACATTCCAATTATTAATTGGTTGGTTGAAGGATGTTGCGTTTTGGAACATACCCTCCATATTAACCACTTTTGAGACATCCCAATTTCCGATTGGTTGATTGAATGGGGTGCTAGCAAACATATAATACGTACTTGTAACATTTGAAACATTCCAACCTGACAACGGTTGATTAAACGGTGTGCCGTTAAACATATAATTCATATAAATAACACTTGAAACATCCCAATTATTAATATCTTGATTAAATTGTGAATTTTGGAACATATATGTCATAGACGCAACATTTGAAACGTTCCAACCTGATAATGGTTGGTTGAAAGATGTTGTTCCTTGGAACATATTCGACATATTTGTAACACCTGAAACAGTCCAACCAGATAATGGTTCGTTGAAAGATGTTGCTCCTTGGAACATATAACTCATATCCTCAACTCCCGAAACATCCCAATTATTAATGTTATCGTTAAAATTACTTTGACCAAACATTCCTGACATACCTGTAATGTTAGAAACATCCCAATTATTAATATTATTTATGGTTGTAATAGACGAACATCCACGAAATATATATGTTAAATTTGTCACTTGAGATAAATTTAGAGTGTCAGTAACACCTGTTAATATTAAATTAGAACACTCATAAAAATTATATGATAGTTGAGTTATGTTAAGACATCCCCACTGTGTTATTTCTCTTATTTTAAGTTTACTTGTTGGTGTATAATAAAACGACCACACATTAACTTTACCTGTAATAGTTATTACATAGTCATCAGGAGTTGTATAAATATGTGTCCTATTTGCAAATGTATTCGCCGAAAAATTTCCATCACCCCAATCAATGGTTCCTGAATAATCTAAACCGTAATAAGGTAATGTTATACTCTCAGACGGAGATGTTGTTCTCCACACAGATATAAATGGTAATAATGGTGTAGAACTTGGTGTTGGTGTCATTGTAGGTGTTGGAGTTGGGGTTGGGGTTGTAATATCTAAACCTAATAAATCACAATTTGGTGCGGGTGTGTTTGTTGGTGTTGGAGTATTTGTTGGAGTTAATGTCATTGTTGTTGTTGGAGTAGGCGTAGGTGTTAAACAAGGAACATTTAACAAACAAGTTTTACCCGAATCAAGTAAATAAATGTTATATGTTCCGTAGTAATTTTCCGAATAATAATTATATGGTAAGTTAACTTCACCGATATTAATACTCCCACCCGAACAAGGGTAAAAGGTAATGTCGGCGAATTGTCCGTCGTAATTTATTGATAATATTTTTAAAATTGTTCCCATATATTATATCCCCCCATCTGTTATTGTCCAACCATATCCACCGCTCATAGTTGAACCTGTTAGTATATCTTTACCCGGTTGACTCGCTAATGTGTATTTTGCAGAACCAAAATTAATTGTTAATCCGGTTTGCGGTGTTTTGGTTTGCCATCCATTATAAATAGAATCTAAATTTATTGTTGAGAATGTAATCGGTGTTTTTGCAAACATAAAATCAGTGAAATTGGTTACTCCCGATATATTCCAATTTCCGATGTCTTGGTTAAATGATGAACTTTGGAACATAGATGTCATTCCTGTAACATTTAAAACATCCCAATTACCAATAGGATAATTAAATGGTGAATTGTAAAACATAAAAGACATATTTCTAACGTTTGACACACTCCATCCGGATAATGGTTGGTTAAAATATGCGTTTTGATAAAACATAGAACCCATATCTGTAACACCTGAAACATTCCACGAATTAATGTTTTGGTTAAATTGTGAAGTTGATGCGAACATAGAATTCATATTTGTAACCTTTGAAACATTCCAGCCTGATAATGGTAAATTAAATGACGCACCATAAAACATATTAGACATATTTGTTACCTTTGAAACATTCCAATTATTAAGAGAATAATTAAATGGGGTGTATCTAAACATACCACTCATACTTGTAACCCCTGAAACATTCCACATACTTATATCTTGGTTAAATAAGGTTCCATCAAACATACCTGCCATAGTAGATGTAACCTTTGAAACATTCCAACCTGATAATGGTTGATTAAAAGAAGATTGTCTAAACATATTTTCCATACTTGTAACCCCTGAAACATTCCACGAATTTATATTATGGTTAAATGCTCCAAATTGGAACATACGATTCATATCTGTAACATTTGAAACACTCCAAGAACTTATATCATCGTCAAAAGTTGATGATTGAAACATATTACTCATAACGGTAATTCCTGAAACATTCCAACTATTAACGTTGTTGATGGTTGTAAGAGATGAACAACCTCCAAACATATAAATTAAATTATTAACACTTGTTAAATCAATAGTGTCCGTAACACCGGTTAATACTAAATTACTACATCCTCTAAAAACTTGAGCACCATTACTAATTTTTAATGGTCCCCATTTTAAAACTTCTCTAATTTTTAATATGTCACCAGTATTACCAAACGCCCAACCATTAGTTGTTCCATAAATTGTAACAGTAGAATTACCTGATAATGAGTATGTGTGTGTTCTATTTGCATATGTGTTAGCGGATATACTACCGTCGCCCCAATCTATTGTTCCACTATATGTTCCTGATGGTGAATATGGTAATGTAATACTTTCAGATGGTGTTGTTGTTCTCCATACTGAAACAAACGATGGTGGTAATGTTGGTGTTGGAGTAACTGTATTGGTTGGTGTAACCGTCTGAGTTGGTGTTGGAGTAGGTGTTGGTAATATTAAAGTCCCGCTAATATCGTATTCACAGGTAAGATTAAAAGCTGTAATTCCGTTCAAACCGGTTGAGTAATAACCACCAATAAACCCTTTATAACCATCTTTAAAATTAAGAGAATAAAGATTACCTCCTGAAATAAAACTACTTACATTTTCTGTCTGAGTTAAAACAGGAACAATTGAAGTTAAATCATACGGTGTAGATAGTGTTTGTCTTCTTATACTTGGACCTGATACTATTGAAAACAAATAAGTTCCACTATTTTGAAAAGTAAAATCGGAAACAATTGAGTTGGAAATTGATTGAATTTCCACAACCCCCGTATTTATAACCCAAGGTGTGGTTAAACTATATTTTTTAAGAAGGCTACCCGTAACAGTAACAAACATAAATAAACCGTCAGGGGTAAAATCAATATGTGACGGAGTTAAACCAACTATAGTAAATAAGTCACCGGGTGAATAACTAGATGTTGTAACATCCCACGATGTTGATAATATATATCTAAGGACACTTTTTGATGCTGTCTCAACTACAAATAATTTACTACCGTCCGGTGAAAAATGATGACCAATTACACTAGTAGGGGTTAATCCGGAAATTACCGGAACAGCAATTGAACATCCTATTAGTGGTAATGTAATTGTTGAAACATCCCACGGTGTTGATAATGAATAAGCACATACACTATCAGTTGGTGAACCATTATGAATTGCAATATATAATATCGTACCATCCGGTTTGAAAGACGCACTAGTATGAAGTGGTATATTAATAAATTTTTCACCACTATATATCATTTGTGGAATACAAACTGTTGGAGTAGGTGTAGGTGTAAGTGTATTAGTTGGGGTTTGAGTATTTGTTGGTGTATTAGTTGGTGTTTGAGTAACCGTCGGTGTTTGTGTAACCGTTGGGGTTTGAGTATTTGTTGGTGTTACTGTCATTGTTGGTGTTGGTGTTGGTGTTGGGCAAGGATTGTCTACCTCACACAGAACACAATTTGAGTATGATGTAACACTAATAATTAAAGATTGACTATTATATGGTGGACCACTTACCGCAGTCCCACAACCACTAAATCCATCAGTGTTGATGTAATAAGTGTTACCAACAATAATAGGGGTTGATACACCACCAACTTTATATACGGTAAGACTATCACAACAATCTTGGAAATACTCAACTGTTGGTGGTAATGGAGAGGATGTTGGGGTTTGTGTTGGGGTTTGTGTTGGCGTCTCAGTTTGTGTTGGTGTTGGAGTTTGTGTTGGCGTCTCAGTTTGTGTTGGTGTTTGTGTTGGCGTCTCAGTTTGTGTTGGTGTTTGTGTTATTGTTTGTGTTGGAGTTGGTGTTGGGGTTGGTGTTGGGGTATTTGTAAATAATTCGACTTCATATGTGAAATCACACGCTAATGATGTTGATGTTGGAGTTGGAGTGATTGCGTTAACATAATAACTAAAATCACAATATAATGGTGTTGCAGTTTGAGTTGGTGTTGGAGTATATGTAGGTGTTGGCGTATTTG